ACTAAAAGATAAATTCCTTCTGCGCGATCTTGTCGGGCCTGTCTCTTTTTTGCTACGTATCTATTGGCCCTAGTATTGCGCGCTCTTAAGCTGTAGCTGTTTTTGATATTGCGATTGTTTGAATATTTCATAATGTAGACCTTTTTTTGATGGGCCGGTTTATTCCGGCTTATTCGCATTATATGCCTATAAATACCCATTGCAACCCCTTTTTGTTTACTTTTACCAGCACCGGCGGGGCATCCCGCCAATATCCGGAAGTTTTCCCATAGAATCCAAACCGGCCATTTTTGGCCATTTTTGCCCCAAAATTGAATCAGAATCTATCCGTGGGATAGCCGTGGGATAGCCGCGCCAAATCAAATCAAAATATATTCGTGGGATAGCCGTGGGATAGCCGCAAATCCTGGTCGATCCTGGTTGAGCCTGGTACAAAATTAAATCAGAATCTATCCAGGGGATAGCCGTGGAATAGCTTTCAAAATGTCAATGGGGTGTAACCAGGATAGTTTTAATCGGTAGCTGTGGAATAGCCGCAAAGAATCACCTGACCAGGTAGCCAGGTAAATTCAAAATGTATCTGTGGAATAGCCGTGGGATAGCCGCGCTGGCTAGAAACCTTTTGGCCTAGTGCGTGGCCTGGCTGTCTTCATAACCTGTTTGAATGACTTCTTAAAAGTCTTATTAAAGTGTTTCTTTATATATGCAGCGCCAAGTTTGTTAGCAGGCCAAATAGCTTTTTGATCCCTGCCTGTAGTACTCATATCAATTACTAGCTGAGGGGCCTTTTTCTTATAACGCCTATATAAACCATATGGCCTTCTGTTTTGACCTTTAGGTCTGCCCACAAAGTAGAGGTCTGTGTTAGAAGCCTTTTTGCTGATGGTGTTGCGAGGAATATTACCGTACTTATTTAACCTTTGACTTACCGGCTTAATAAGGTGATTCATGTTTTGAAGTGGGGTGACCTGACCGCCGAAAGCAATTGTTAACAGGTAAGGCCGCTGCTTCTCAACATATACCGCAGCATATAGCTGCTTCTTTGTAGCGTTCTTTCTCCATATGCCGTTCTTTGTCCAAGGCGTTGCGCCTTTATCAACATAGTCGTCAATGCTTTCTTTAAGAAACTCTTGCGCTCCTTTAATGGTTGCGTTCATTGCGCGCATAGTAGCAAAAGGAACTTGGCTGCGCTGAAGTTCAGACATGTCTTTCATTGTTGCTTCTACATCGAAATCAAAACTAATGTTCATAATCGCACCAGAATGTATTCATGGGATAGCCGTGGAATAGCCTTCAAGACCACATCCCGCAGATACAATCGACAGCCAGACAAACGCAGTCACCTGACATACGCTCGTCCAGCAGATATAGAACTTCCTGCATAGCTACTGTATCTTGATCTATTAGGGCTTCTGCAAACCGCTCAACCAAATCTAAATCAGCATCATGCACATTTTCATCCGAATCTATTCTTATCATAACCAGCCCTCTGAGCCGATTATATCAAACTTCCGTTCCAAATAGGTCTTCAGCCATTGCAGCGAACTCCCTAAATCCTTCATACGGCTGATGAGCTGATAGCTCTTCTACCATATTTTCTACCTCGTCCTGCCAATCAATAAGCTCTTCTCGCAGCTTGTCCCTGGCGACATCGGTGGTCATCATAGAATCAACGATTGCGTCAAACCGGGTAAGCTGATCGGTCAGCTCCCAGTCATGACAATCTCCAAGTACTTTCGATAGTTTTACTACGCTCATGACATCCCCTCTTGGTAATGTGAGGGTATTATAAGCATTTATGTCTATAAAAGGAATGTTCTGTTTATATTAAGTCGTCAGCAGCTACCGCTGTGAGAGATAGAATCACGAAAACTATCATGTAGATTATCACTGTTTGCCCCCCTGTTGGTGTATTAGAGCGGCATTGTATAGAAGATTATGTCATACCTGAAATGCATTCTACTGATTCCATAAATACCAAAAATGCATACTGCAATGTACATTGTGATGTATAAAAAAACCCCACAGCCAACTACAAATCGGTCTGCGGGGTTAGGGGTTAGGCTCGCAACGACATGGAACGCGCCTAGAAAATAGTAGCCCTTATCGGCCCCCAGGGGGCTAGTCTGGGTCAAAGGCAAAGGAGCCTTGGCCTGATCTTATTTTAGCCACCAGTAGATCAATCTGGCGGGAAAAGGCAATTAACCTTCGGCTAGTAATTCAGTATCTCATACCCAATAAACAGAAACAATAAAGATGCCATAGTTAGCAGATGTAACCTATAAACTATCACTGGCTCAGTCAGCCATTCTCTCATACTGATTCCTAAAGACTGAAACTTAGAGCGCCTTATCGCCTGGTCAGCAAACTTGTTAGCGTCATCAATTAGCGTTTTAACGTCCATTAGTGAACCCCCATGTCTATCTTTTCTTGGTGGATCATATCGATGTAGCTGTCTTGCACAGCTTCGTGAAGAGTTCCTTCACAGTATAGATAGATACGATCTCTCATTGTCTCGATAAGATCATCTTTAAATATAAGCTCATCAAACCAATCAAGTGCCTCAGAGAAATAGGCATCACCGTCTACATCTTTAGCATTCCTATCAGCAGCCTCTACTAACATCTGAGACATCATCCCTGACGATCCATACGGGCCGTAGAGCATTGCTAAAGCGAATTCATATCTATCGCTAATGGTATGGGGGAATATGTCATCAGCCCAGGTTTTATGCGATTGCAGCCAGGTGCATGTAATCGCATCGCGAGCATCGTCAGTAAGCTCCATGATCTCGCCCTCCCACATAGGCTTTTCATCACGAATCAAACCAACTATTTCATCCAGTACGTGATAGCTCATTAGCACACCCCCAGATTCATACAGTCGTTAAATGACATGTTATGGACAATCGCGATTGCCGCTAAGATCAACATACCTAGCACCAAATCTTTGCGCGCAGCAGCGATTTCTTCTCTTTGCCTAATATCCATCTTTACACCTCCACCATTTTAAACTGATAGCGATCAGATAAGAGATGCAACTTATGTAGCCACAATTTTGGATCAGTCTCGTCGTGAAGGTATTGCAGGTCTTGTAAGAGAGCAAAAGTTAAGTTGTCTTCATCATCAAAATTTATACCACTAGCCCTCAATGCCATTTCAACTTCTGGCATATCTACAGACTTGCCCTCTATGACAAAGTCATAGGCGCTATCATCAATCAAGCAACCAATAGCGCACATTGCCCCATCTTCACCCCTGTAAGCACAAATACCATCTAAATTGGAGATCGAAGACGCTTTGCCTTGCTTTAATAAGTGAGTCGCCGACTTTTTAAAAATATCATCTAATTCCATTCTTTTACCCTTTGTTTGTTCAATGAGGGTATAGAATCTCATAACTGTGGGATGAAGTAAACCTTTTTGTTAAATATCCCCTATGCGCCATTCCTCTTCTTTAACCTGATCCTTCAACTCCCGCGCAAACTGTATCACCTCTTCCCGGTTAAACTTGGGTGATGCCCTCCAGGCTAAACGCTCCATAGCTTTAACTCTGCGCTCCCCATAGGTATCTGCCATCCACTGCCTATATCGTAGGACATAGTGCGCTTGCTTCATGCCCCAGAGGTTGCAGCTAGGGCATTGCGGGTGGATGTTTTCCTCAAATAGCTTGAAGACGGTTCGGCCTCTAGGTATGAAATGGCCGCCCTGCATGGCCTTGTAGTGGTCTATCTTGCCGCAAGTAACGCACTGGCAGTATCCGTTATCATCGCTTGCCTTCAGACGAACAAGCCTTTGTAGGAGCTTTGCGGCCTTCTCTACCTCCTGGGCAACAGTAGTCTTTTTACGTTTGGCCATTGATCTCTCTCTCGATCAGGAAGTCAACGTAGTGCTTTATCTTTCTAAGTGACTCTACCCCGCCCTTATCCTTCCAGCGAGTTATATACTTCACCACGTTGCCCTCACAGAAATCCAGATCATTTGCCATTATGTACTCAATAGGCTGTATCGCTTTGTTTTTGTAGTGGTCGCCACCTACTTGATTTTCTAGTGCTTTCATTCTTAGTCCTCTTCTTCAAGTATATCAATTTCACAAGGCATCCCAATGTTGCAATGAGGGCAAATACCGTAAGCATTGCCATCGCTGCCAATCCAATACTCAAGACCGTTACCACACTTACAGAAAGACTTAGCAGCAGTGACTCCAGTCGTGGGGAAATTAATAACATTACTCATCCTTTAAGCTCGGCACTACAGTCTTTCTACTATGCTCGCCAGTATTGCAATGGTAGGTGATCGCATGTGCTGCCCTCCAGCTTACATAACCACCCCTAGCCGCATAAGCATCAGCACCAGCCAGCGTTGGGTGCCTCTCAACTATCGCGCCTGAATTTTCGGCAGTTACTTGCTCTTGATGGTGGTAGTGACCTGTGTGGATATAGCAGTATTTAGCCTGTCCCCACATTGACCTGTATCTAGCGTCTGAGCTAAACACCGCGGGCAATGCGCCTATTTTCTTTTTGTGTCCGTGGTGAAAGCCCAGCATTATCTCGCCATGCAGGTGGGCGTAGTATGGAAACTCGGTATCGTCTACCTCTAGCCTTGGGTTGTTTTTGTAGATAACCTTAGCTGCCTTTCTAAGCCACGCAGAGCCGCTTTCGTCTTGGTTGCCCTCGCAGACTATTAGCTTTACAGCTTTATGCTTGGTTAACAGTATCTCAACGCATTGCATGGTCACTGACAACGCCATCTCGATCAGCTTACCGTAGCGCGTATCAGCATCTATTACGTGTTTAGAAATTGGAGTAACTGGTAAAAGGCCATCCCAGTGCAGGAAGTCGCCTTGCAGGTTAAGGATCGCAAGTTCGCTATTCGGTGAACCATCAGCCATTCTAGTAATTGCAGACAGTGCCTCATGCTCTGCTATGGACATATCCCAGTCATCGCCAGTCTCAGCGGCCCAGCTATACATGCCCAAGTGGAAATCCGTCAAGGTGTAAAGGGTAAGTAGCTCTGAGTCATGGCCCTTAGCAGCTTTGATCTTTGGGGCTGGCTTCCATTCAAAGCCTTCGATAGCGTCTACAATTTGATCTCTGCTTAAACCTTTGGATCTCTCCTGTATAACCCATTGCAAGGCTTGTGAGCCATCTTCTTTGTAAGCAGTAGATATTCTCTTTGCTTCAAAGCCCTCTGCGGTCTGGTGCGTTAGGTCTCTGTGTGGAGCTATGCCCTGAGTAGCTGCATACTTCTCTAGCCGCCTCAGCATAACGTCAACGGTTCGCCTGCTACAATCTAACTTCTTAGATGCCTTGTTAGCCGATCCTAACTCAATTACTGCATCGAGTACCTGGTGATGTCTTTCCGTGGTTGCAAACTCCTTTAATACCCTGGGGTCTATCTTTGACATGATTCCGCCCTGTAATTACGTAAGTCATTGATCTTTACCAAATATAACATAAATTGAGTGATTTTGAGACAGATGATCCATGACAGTCCTGGCGACCATAGATACTTCTGTTGTGTCTAGTTGCCGGGTACTTTCTGACTTACTAGGATATAACGCAGATTGAACAGGCATCCATATGAACTTTTTGACATTATCTTGCGTCCAGGGAACCTGTATCTCCTTCTTGAAGATAGAGCAATTAACTATAAACCAGTACCCAGCGTCATTGCATCGATCTGCTATGTCGGTGAAAAACGAATGCATAGCATCATTTTGTTTAAGTGTTCTTGGCTTGCCTAGCTTGTAGTAGAAAGTCACGTACTTATGCTGATTGTACATGTCATCAACAAACTTTTTATAGCTGGTTAATTTATGATCACTGTTGACAGTATATTGTTCTGGCATGATCAATCACCGCAAAAACAGGGAATTGATTTGTCATCGAAGGCAAATAGCTGCCCTTGATCTGTCGCTATGACCTGCATCTTTTCATAACTAGGCTGATCGCTCCTAAATCTTGCGTTAATCTTTTTCTCTTGAGCTACCCACCAGTCAGCTATGGAGGGGTCATGCTCAACAATAGACTGTTTAATACTGTATCCCTTCAAGAAACATAGATCGCAATTACTTAGAGTATTTACCCCTGCTGGCGGCATAGAAAGGTCAAACTCTTGGTTATTCCAGAAGTCACGGACATCACTTTCTGTAATGCCATCATCAGCCATAGGCACAGCATAATTATCCTTTGTTCGCATCTTGGCTGCTCGTCTAGGCTCATCGCCTCTTATGCCCACTACAGTCAAAAAGTCATCGCCACCCATGTATCTTTCTATCGTCAATACCTTCAGCTCGCTAGTGCAGAACCTCGCCATCATGTTGGGCAGGTAATTCTTGTCCTCGATGAGCTGTTCAAAAGGCTCACCATTTCTGCTTGCTGTATCGTAATCAACCTCGATAAACTGCTTTTTCCCCGTATACTCCAACCAGGTTATAACTACGTTCCAGTGATTTGATACATCTCTGATGAAGTCTAAGGTTTGAGGCATTTCTTTCCCTGTGTTAGCAAAAATAACCTCAATATAGTCAGGTAATTTAAAATCATGGGCTTGTAGTATGCGGTACAACATGTAAGCAGAAGATCTGCCGCCACTAAAACTAATTACCGCTGGTTCATCTATGTAATATGGATTCATCGCCATTTCCTGTCCGTGTAATTAGGGTCGATACTAATTGGCGGCTTTTTAAGCCACTCCATTGATATTTCCTCTATCCTAGTCTCTAGCCTAGGAGCGTTTAACACTCTGAGCCTAGCTTCCCTGCAATAACCTCTCATCTTCTTTGCCGCCTCACTCTGCTGGGCAAAGTCTACTACTGGCAATAAGTGATGAGGTTCACAGTATTTCTTACCCTTTAAGCGACCACTGATAGTCGATTTAATTACCCCATTCCTTGGATCGTTATCAAACGTCCACTTAGAGTAGTCCATGTGGCAGTAAGCCACGCCATCTTTAAAGTAAGGGTGATCTCCCTTAAAAGGCGTAAACTTGCTTGGTTTATTGCTCATAGAATTTCCCGTCATAGTGGTAGAAGCCGACATTCTGTAGATAGAAGCTACGCATCATATGCTTGTCTTCATCAGGCAGCCAGGTGATGTCTGTCAGGTTTGCATCTATACCTTGCGCTCTCATACTATTCTTTTTCTTTTGGCCAGAGGCCTTTGCTCTGGCGGCCTTTGACTGCTCACCATCTAGCCAAGTGTTGGCGAACTTAAACATCCCGCCTATAGTTTTTCGTTTAGCCTTGTTAGCCTGGCACCACATTGTCATCCTGTCTAACTGACCTTGGACGTTGATGTCGGGGCAGGTCTTAGCCCACCCCTGCATCATCTCCTGTGTTGGCTCCCACTCACTGCCGCATTTAGTGATCATTTGGCATACTCCATTTGGCAACTTTGACCGCTTCTCCATAGCGATTAGTAACCTCAATCATATCAGTTACTATGGAATACCCTTTCGACCTTAACTCACTTATCCTTGCCGGAGCTTCTAGTATTCCCAACTCATCCCAGCAGTTTAACCTGGTTAACTCTTTGCCTTCACTTAGGTAATTTAGGATTCTTTCTCTTTGTGTCATCTTTCTTCTCCTGTGGGGTTTTGTCTTTATTGAATATTGCATCGTAATTAGTATCGTATGATGCTTTGTTTGTAGGGCGTTGCTTACTGCCTTTGCCACTCATATTGATTTGATGCTTGCTGTTTCTAGCACTCTGTTAACGCTAGTTGCATGCCACTCTTTACCGCGTGACGTTTTGTAGCCTGCATTGTTCAGCATTGCAGCGAGGTCTCGTAAAGAAAGGTCTGTTTCTGCACTGTCTCGCATCTCATTAATAACGGAGAGTATGTCTGCGTTACGTTGTTTGGCCTTTATTATTTTTGCGGCTCTAGCGTTGGTTGTGTCAGTGTTCCTAAACTCATCTAGTCTAGGATTGCCCAGCTTTACGCCTCTGGCTTTAGCGGCCTTTAATGCGTCTCTGTTACGTCTTGAAACAAGAATAAACTCATAGTCAGCCAGCAACTCCATGTATTCAACAGCTTTTTGATTGACTACATCTTTTTGCAATTTATCTGATGACAAAAGCAATCCATGACCTAACATTGCAGGAACACTTCTAGTCAAACTAATGTTAAACCAATCCTTACGCGTACTTTCAAACCATCTCCAATATTTATCACCATACAAAAACTCACTTGCTACGTGACAGTGTCTACAAAGTAAGTGAATATTTTCAACGGTGTCTTCTCCGCCTAAGTTTTTAGGCATTATGTGGCAACGCTGTAAAACATGCGTATCTAAAGACTTACACGCAAAACATTTCTTAGACCTTATCTCTACATCTAATATTTTAGACCAATGATTAAATACTTTTACTTTTGATGGCATGCTTCTTTCTTGTGTCATTTGTAATCTCCTATGGCTCGGCTCCCGCCTCACCCAGCTAATAATAAATGTTTCTTTATGTTTACTTTGTTACTTATTGTTAACTTATTTAAGGATAATATAAACCCTTTTGCTTGCATGAGCAAAAAAATCGATCTAAGGGCCGTAGCGACTTAGCGGTTAAAACAATGCTTGTATCGTATATCCAAACTATTCGTCAGCAGAAACCGATCTGCTTCTGAGGCTATGCGCGGAGGGTCAACCGCGACTATGGCATTTATTATGGAGTTCGCCACCCGAAGGGCCATGTCAATTCATGGCTGCTCTAGCCCAAGCACTATTTGCGAATAAGACGTTATCGGACGTTAAAAGACGTTATCAGACAGTGAAATAGACTACTGTGATATATACCTTGTGGTATACTTTGACATCTTGTTCTTCGCACAACAAGTATAAGTCCTTCCCCGACTTAAAGTAAAGCCCCCGTAACAGGGGGTTTTGTTTTTCTACCTTTCCATCTCACAAAATTCATCCAAAGTAATGTCACTCATCCGGCATATCTTCTGCAATGTGTGCAGTTTCATGTTCTCCTGGCTTCTCCAGCGCAGTACTTGCTGTGGATGACATTGCATATTTTTAGCCAGCTCTACACTGCTGATGCCAAATCTAGCCTGTAGAATCTTTAGGCACTTGCCTGCATTGGTCATTTCAATCATTCCTGTGTTATTATCGGATGGTGAGGCATTGCTTCACCTCCTATGGTTTGCCCCCCGAAAGGGGGGCTTTTTTACGCTAGAACGGAATGTCAGACTCTAGCTCTGCCATACTCATATTATCCGGCTTTGGCGCTTGTGCCGGAGCAGCCTGGGCATCTTTGGCCGTATACGCGGTAGACATAAACTTAACGCCATTCTGAGACGTTTTAAGCCATACGCTGACCCAGTAATCAATACCGCCTACTCGTGCAGAGCCTTTGTAGTCAGGCTGGTTCTCTTGCTCTTTGCGGTCATTCTTAAAGATAGCGCCACTGTTGTCTCGTGTTTCGTACTCACTCATTGCTTCTTCTCCACTTGGGTTTTAATTGCAGTTGCAGCCGCCTTAACTTCTACGGCCATTTTCTCTATAAACTCATCGTCCCGGTCAACTCTGACTAGAACGTGAGGCATTTTGGGATGGTAGGTAAATAAATCCCACCAGTCCCTCCCGGTAAGCCACATACAACCTTGTATCTGACACCAGTATTTCTTTACCGCTAATGTAGGGTCTCTCCAGTACGATGCCTGCGTTTTCGCGGCAGGGCACTTGATCTCTAGGCCACCCACGGATTGGCCTTTCTCTGTTACCAGGCCATCAGGTGAGCAGCCATAGCTGAACGTAGTGTCTACAATAAAGCCGCACTCTAGCACCTCATTGTCGGTAATAAACTCGTAGGATTCTCTAGCCTCTGGCTCCAGCGCAGTGCCACGCTCTGTGTGAGAGTTACTAAAATGCTCAGTCTCCCCGGTAATAACCTCAGCCACCAGCTCATCGATGTAACCAATCGCAGAAGACGAGGGCTTACCAGTCATGGTAATTAGCTTAGAGAACATACTAGCTGATGGCTTACCTCTACGGGCCGCAAGCCATTCTTCCGTTCCCTGCTCGTGATCGAGGATAATCACTTTTTGGCCTCAAGGGCAGCTACGGCTCTGTCGTAGTGCATGGCTGAGATGTGATCAACAGAACTTACTTTAAGCCACTTACAGAACTTCTCGTTATCAGTACCAGTCTCATCAAGTAATTTCTTGATGGATATGATCTGATCGTCAGTGATTAGCTTCTTATCATCACCCCTGACCATAGCTGATTCGGCATCGTCATCTACACTCGGCAGGCCAAAGATAGATGTCAGAGAGTACCTACGAATGTATGAGAGAAAGCTGCCCAGGGCCTGGCTGTCCTTCTTAGCCAAGGGAAAGACTATATCGTTCTCAAGCCACTGCCCAGATACATGCATGAGTCGCGTACAAATGCCTACAGAATCCCCGTCATTGATCGGGAACTGCACATAGCTTAAACCATGGTTTGATAGAGGCTGCTTGATCGCCTTAATTACGGAAGTTAGATCGGCGTAGCTGGACTTAAAGAAAGGATTGGATGAGTCTTTTACTGCGCCGCCCATCTCTGATTGAGCGCACCAAAGTGCGTTTGACAATGCGTCTATATTCACTGATTGTTTCATTATATTCTCCTAGGTTGGAGAATAAAGTATACAGCATCGACATGCTAAGTAAACATATTTGTTTGTATTAGTAAGACCAGATAGCCGGGGAAGGGAAGCCATCTTTCTCTGTGCAGCCGTCCAGGTGGATAAACCGACCAGAACCTTTCTGCTGTATACCGATACGCGATATACCGTGCTTCTGTGCCACTCTAATGACTTCTAAGGCCCTCTCTCCTGAACAGGCAATATCTACTGCCTTACCTGATGAATGCGCCCCAGGCTTAGTTTTACGAGCTTCTATGGGATGCTGAGGGCATCTGTAGGCAGAGGATAACGCAAACGGGAATCCGCACTCTTCGCGAATAGCATTTAAGGTAGCCAGGAACGTGAGGTCAAACTCTACCGCTTCGCACCCGCATTTGCATGTTAGTTCTTTAGCCGTGAAATACTCAGCCATGATTATTTGCCCTGTATGTTCTTCGTCTTTTCAAATGTACGCATGCCTCCTAGCCCAAGCATGCCCATCAGAATAGGCATAAGTGTGCCACCATCTGCTTGAGGGATATCAATGCCGAACCCAGCAGCAATAGGCGAGACCAGGTAATTTACTCCAAGAGCCAAGACCGCGATCCAGCCTGTTGCCGGTCTCCATCCCGACTGAAACCAGTTGCCTTTGGCTTCTGCGGTATTAAGCGCAACCTGTGCCAGTGCAAGTTCCTGTGCATGTTTATCCGAGAGGGTGCTGATTTCATGCGCGAGCTTGGCTTTCTGATCTTTGTCCTCCACGAACTTATCGAGTAAGCCCGTAACTGGGCCGATGAGTGAAGCGACAATGCTCACAGTATGTTCTTCTCTATCAGGAATAAACCGATAA